ATTTTTATGTTTATCTTTAACAATTGAATAATCATCTGAATTATTACTTTTAACACGTGAATTATTACATCTCAATGAACCATATGAAATAGGAAAATGAGGGCATTTTAAATTTTTAACTTCTTCTGTTAATTTTAGCAAAATTAGAATTTCGTTTTTATTTGATTTTGTTTGATTTGTTATTTTAATAGCAAATTTATTTAATTTATCAAATTTTGTTCCATATTTTATATTTGATTTAAAATGTGCCAAAAATACAATTCCATATACACTCGCAGAGCCAATTTGTTTATCTAATATAATTTTAGTTCCAACTCTATATATTGGTTTATTCGTTTTTGAATCAATATTATATAATCTCAAACAATTTTTTGTTTCTTTTATTGATAATAAATATTTTTCCATAATTTTAAAATAATTAACTCTATCAATAATATTGGCAGATATACGTTTAATATATGGTATAAATAATTTATGTATTTTCTTATACGCTCTAATCTTTTTTTCATCTGAAAATTCAGATACTGCTGTTTTAAATGATGCTGATGATGATAGTGATGGTGCAGTTTTAAATGATGCTGATGATGGTAGTAATGGAGCAGTTTTAAATGATGCTGATGATGATAGTGATGGAGCAGTTTTAAATGATGCTGATGATGATAGTAATGGAGCAGTTTTAAATGATGCTGATGATGGTAGTGATGGTGCAGTTTTAAATGATGCTGATGATGATAGTAATGGTGCAGTTTTAAATGATGCTGATGATGCTGATGATTTAACTGAACATAATTTTTGAAGTTTCTTATATACATCACCATTTTCTTTAATTTTGCGAGATGTTTCAGGATTAATAGTTTTATTAGCAAGCCATTTATTACATAAATCTTTTTGACCTATTTTAGCTTCTTTATTTGGTTTTTGATTTAAGGAACATAATTTTTGAAGTTTCTTATATACATCACCATTTTCTTTAATTTTGTGAGATGTTTCAGGATTGATAGTTTTATTAGCTAGCCATTTATTACATAAATCTTTTTGAGTTAGTTTCTTATTTTTTAACATTTATATTCTAAACATTAAACAGATAATAATGAAAAAATATGTTTTTATTATTGATTTGGATAGTACAATAATTGGTGATTGTAGTTATCAATTACAATTATATAATATTTCTAAAATAATGAATAATAATAATAAACAATTAATAAATATTAATAAAATATTATCACCGTATTATAATGAAAAAGCAAAATTAGTTCGTCCTTATTTTGTTTATTTTATAAATAAAATGCGAGAATTATATAAACAAGATGTATATTTTTATGTATATACTGCATCAAGTAAAGATTGGGCAAATATACAAATAAAATTAATAGAAAAAGAAAATAATATTAAATTAAATAGACCTATTTTTACAAGAGAAGAATGTAAAGAATTTAAAAATAAAAAATTACAATCTTATACAAAATCTATTGACCCTCTATTAAATAAAATTAAACCTAAAAATCCGGAAATTATAATTATTGATGATAGCGATGTTTATACCGATTTTAAACATGTTCAAATACAATGCAAACCTTATAATTATACATCTTTTTGTGAAATATATCAAGTATTACCTGATAAAATGCAAAATGATTTAGGAAAAGGTATGATATGTCCATATAATAAAGATAATTGTACTATTACAAATAAAATGAAATTATATAAATGGTTATATAAGAAATGTAAAGAAGTTAATAAAAATAATAAGAAATATTTATTAGATAAATTTTGGTTAAATCTAGCTAAAGTAATTGAAACTAATAAAATTACTGATTTTAACAGTAATGTAATAAAACAATTAACTTCAATTGCGAATAATTAAAAAAAATTTAATAACCATAATTAGCAACAGCATAACTATTGCAATAATTACTATTATAAATATAAAATAACCAATAAAACGGACCAGTAAATAATGCCATTATTAAACCGGCTATTTTATCTCCAACTGATGAATTATAAAATAAACATATAAATGACGCAAAAAATGCTATAAATCCAGATGTTATCCATATTAAAATTAATAAACCTATCCAAAAAAAATAAATAATATATGGACCACCTACAAATAACATCCACCATATATTAAAATCACTAGTTTTTTCAACATTTACTACTTTTTTTTCATCATCTGATTTTTTATCTAAATTAAATTGTATTGGTGGAAGAGTTTGTGTAGTTGTAGTAGTCATTATATTAATCTATATATTAATTATAAATTAATAATATTTATAATTATTACAATAATTTATATTATATATATAATATATCCAATAAAATGGACCAGCAATAAGACCAAAAATAACACCTAATATTTTATCATTCATTGGTGCATCATAACCTAAACATATCAAACTTGAAATAAAGGCAATAATACCACTAAATAACCATATTAATATAATTATTAAAATTATAAATGATAATATTGTATCAGCTTTTTCTATTTTTTCTTCTTTTGTTGCCATTATTAATTATATAATCTATATTATATAAATATTTATTTATGTAATTGAATATAATAATAAACACACATTAAAAATGTATCACATAAATCATCCTTTTTTTTATGAGAATTAATTATTGTTAATATCTCATCATTTTTATAAACATTTTTTAATAAATACGTTGCATAATGAATAGCATCAATTTTATTTTGTTTATATTTATTTGATGCTATTATATCTGTATATGTATCCATTATTTTTAATTTATGTTTTGGAGATACATAAATAGTTTCTATATCTAAATTTAAATGTTTAGCAATTAATTTAAAATAAGTATTTATACATGTTTGAATTGTTCGCATAATAGATGTCATTTGACATTCTATCAATATTATCAATTTATCTTTTGTATTTTCAAGATTTAATTTAATCATCAAATCATCTAAAAATTCAATTGTATTATCAATTATATTTTGAATATTTGTTTTTTTACAATTTAAATCAATCTTATCAATTGTTTTTATTATGAAATTATCATTATCATTATCATTGATAATAGCAAAACAATATGCCATATTTTTAATGCCAATATCGAAAGATAATAATTGTTTCATAATAATATATAATATATGAAAACTTTATTTATATTTCGGAGAGATTTGCGAATATATGATAATACATCATTAAATATGGTTAAAAATAAATATCCAAAATCAGAAATATTACCTATATTTATATTTAATAAAAAACAGATAGATGAGAATGTAAATAAATATTATTCTAAAAATGCAGCACAATTTTTATTTGAAAGTTTAGAAGAATTAGATTTCATGAATTATTATTATACAGATAATGAAATTTCTATTTTAGATGAATTATATAAAAAATTTAAGTTTGATGTTATTTCTTATAATAAAGATTATACACCATATGCAAAAAAAAGAGATAATGAAATTAATTTATGGGCTATTAATAAAAAAATAGAAATTATTACATCAGAAGATTATACATTACATAATATGGGTGAAATTACTAAGGATAATAAAGAACCATATTTAAAATTTACACCATTTTATAAAAAAAGTATTCTAAAAAAACCACGTTCATTAATAACCAATAAAAATTTTAATTTTATAAAAGATGATAAATCATTATTATTAACATCTCTTAATTCTATAAGACCAAAACCAAATAAATTTATTTTAGTTAATGGTGGTAGAAAAAATGCATTAGTTATATTAGAAAAACTTAAATCAGGTAAATTTGATAATTATGATAATGAAAGAGATTATCCATTTTTAGATAAAACAACTAAATTAAGTGCATATATTAAATTTGGTTGTATAAGTATTCGAGAAATATATTATACATTACCTATAACACATGGAATAATAAGAGAATTATATTGGCATGATTTTTATGCAATAATAACAAATTATTTTCCATATGTATTAAACGGACAATCTTTTATTAAAAAATATGAAAATATAAAATGGAATACTAATAATGATTTATTAGAAAAATGGAAAAATGGATTAACCGGATTTCCATTAATTGATGCAGCAATGAGACAATTGAAAATATGTGGATGGATGCATAATAGATGTCGAATGGTTGTTGCATCATTTTTAGTTAAAAATTTATTGATTGATTGGAGAAAAGGTGAACAACATTTTGCAAAATCATTAGTAGATTATGACCCTTCATCAAATAATGGTGGTTGGCAATGGTGTGCATCAACTGGAACAGATAGTCAACCATATTTTAGAATATTTTCACCAACATTGCAAATGAAAAAATTTGATAATAATTGTGATTATATTAAAAAATGGATACCTGAATTAAAAGATATTTCAAATAAAATAATTTTAAATTGGGAACTAAAACAATATCCAAATATTAATTATCCTAAACCAATTATTAATATTAAAGAAACCTCAAAAATATTTATAAAAACATTTAAAGAAATTTAAAAAAATGATTTATAAATGTTAGATTATATACAACTAAAAATGGAAAATGAAAATGAAAATGAAAACTTAAATAAAGTTGTTAAAGATATTTTAACAAAAAAAATACATATACCTAAACCTATTTTAAAATGGGTTGGTGGTAAAACACAAATAATGGATAAACTTATTATGGATTTTCCAGTTGAAATTAATAATTATCATGAAATATTTTTAGGAGGTGGTAGTGTTTTATTAACTTTATTATCTTATATAAAAAACGGTATTATAAAAGTAGAAGGTAATATATATGCATATGATATAAATGAACCATTAATTTATCTTTATAAAAATATTCAAACATATCATAATGAATTATATGAAATATTGCAAAATATTATTAAAGATTTTAATGAATGTGGTGATGGTGAAATAAATAGAAAATCAAAAAATATAACAGAAGCAAAAATAGCAAAAGAAAATTATTATTATTGGATAAGAAGTGAATATAATAAATTAACTGATAAAAAAAGTATATTATGTTCTGCAATGTTTATATTTTTAAATAAAACTTGTTTTAGGGGTGTATTTAGAGTTGGTCCAAATGGATTTAATGTTCCATTCGGACATTATAAAAATCCTGAAATTATAAATAAAGAACATTTAGAAGAAATACATCATTTAATTCAAAATGTAATATTTGAATGTTGTGATTTTAATATATCATTAACATTTACAGAACCAAATGATTTTATATATTTAGACCCTCCATATGCACCTGAAACAGAAACATCATTTGTAGGATATACTGAAAATGGATTTAAAATAGAAAATCATATAAATTTATTTAATTTAATACATAAATTAACTGAAACAAATAAAAAAATAATGTTAAGTAATGCAGATGTAAGTTTAGTTAATGAAAATTTTACAAATGATAAATATAATATATCATCAATTTTATGTAAAAGAGCAATTAATTCTAAAAATCCAGAATCAAAAACAAAAGAAGTTATTATAAAGAATTATTAAACCACATATCAAATGTTTCAAAATAATTTTCATCATCTCCAAATAAAACTTTAATATTATTTTCATTTAATATCGTATTCAATATTATATATTTTGGATTTTTTGAACTAAGTTTATTTTGTAAAAATTTACTTACACAAAATCCATAAAATACCTCAAAATCTTCACCTAATACTAATTCATATTCTCTTTTTAGTGATGGTCCAGACCATAATTTAGTTTCTAATATATATATTCAATAATATATGCTTCATCAGGACATCTAAATAAATCAATATTATATTTATTTTTCATATATATTTTTAATCCATGTTGTAATACAAATATAACTGTTTTATCTTCATAAGTTTTTGATAAATAATCATATAATTTTTTGGGGGATTTTTAAAATTATTAATAATATAACCATTTTCTATTAATCGGTTTTGATTATTTGTTTTTTCTTCAAATTTTTTACCATAATAATTTGTTTTTGCACCACCTGCACCAGTTCCTTTATTTGATAATTCACTCATTTTTTTAATATAATTAATATTATAGTCATTTTTTTGATATAAATCTTTGATTATAAATCTTTAAATATAATGAGTAATTTGAATTTAGCTTTTTATAGTTATTTTTTTGGTAGTAATGATAATCCAGGTTTTGCTATACCAATTATAGAAAATTTGAAATATAAATGTTATTATTATACGAATAATAAGACAATTTTTGAAAAATTAAAAGAAACTAATTGGATTGGTATTTTTATTGAAAAAGAATTTGAAGATGATATATATTCATGTAATATGTTTGGTAAACATCTTAAAGCGATGCCACAAGAATATAAAGAAATTAAAGATTATGATTATTTATTTTTTTTTGATAGCAAATTTCCAGAATTAAATGAAAAATTTATAGAAGATAATATACAAAAATATTTTATTAATGATAATAAAGCATTATTATTAAGATATCATCCATGTATTACTAATCATGTTATGTATGAATTTAATTTAAGTATGTTTCAACCAAGATATTATAATGAACGTGAAAGATATTATAATTATATTCAAAAACAAGTTGCATTAGGATTTAAAGATATAGATGATTATCATTGTGCGACAAGTTATTTATTAAGAAATATGAAACATCCAAAAATAATAGAATTAAATTCTACTTGGTATAATAATATTCAAGAATGTGGCATTCAATGTCAAATTTCTTTCTTCTTTGTTAAACAATTGTTTAAAAATTATATTGTACCAATTAAAGAAAGACCTTTTAAAGATATTAATACTACCTTATACTATTAAATATATATTTAAGGATTTTATTTAAATCTCCTTAAATACTTTTATAATATTAGGAAGAGTAATATAAATACATTCATTTTTAATGGAAGATTTATCACAATATTTTTTATAAGATTTATATAAATTAAAAACTAATTCTTTAATATTAATAAATGATTCTTCATATTTTAAATTATATTTTTCAATTATTTTTTCTAATTCTTCATTTGTTGTATCAGATTTAATATTTGCTATAATATCATATGGTATATTTTCATATTTAATAAAATTACAATGAATTATATCTCTCATATGATTATATTTTTCTGTTGATAATATTTCTATTTTTAATTGTTCTTTATTTACATATTCTATTTTATTATCTATATAAAGTTCTAATAATTTAGATTTTGATATTTTATGTAAGTTTTCACATAAAACACCCTTTTTAAAGTAATGCATATTTATACTATCAATTAATTCTAATTTTGTTAATTTTTCTTTATTATTCATTTTTTTGTTTATCATTAATTATCATTTTTTTTATTATTATCATTTTTTTATAATAATAATAAAAAAAATGATAATTATTATTATATTATTATTATTATAAAAACAACAATGACATATAAATATCATAATGAAAAGTTCTTTGAAAATAATGATGGAGTTTATTTTAAATCTGGTTATCCTTCACAATGGTATATTTCACCATTTACTATTGATTATATTGAATATAATTGTTGTGAAAAATATATGATGGCTGAAAAAGCAAGATATTTCGGTGATACTATTTCTGAAAAACTTATTATGAATTCAGATGACCCAAAAGAACATAAAAAAATAGGTAGAAATGTTAAAAATTTTGATTCTGATAAATGGAATGAAGTTGTTGATAATATCGTTTATAACGCAAATTATGCAAAATTTACTCAGAACCCAGAATTAAAAGAAAAATTATTAAATAGTGGCGGTAAAATTTATGTTGAATGTTCTCCATATGATACAATCTGGGGTAATGGCATGAATATCTCCGAAACTCTTAATACATCTATTGAAAATTGGAGAGGTACTAATCGTCTCGGATTAGCTATTATGAAAGTTCGTAATACTTTAAGAACTAACCAAAAATAATTGAGAATTTTTATAAAAATATTTATTTATCTTCTGAACCCTCTGAAACTTCAGAAACAACTGATACTACATCAGAAGGTTCAGATACTACATCTGTTTTCTTTTGTCTTTTCCATTCTTCTGTTGCTTTTCTCATTCTATCTTTAGGATTACATCCATCATTTTTAAGAATTGCCATTTGGTCTTTAATAAATAGATTATATTGTGATGGTGCTTTTTTAGGTTTTTCTACTCCATTTTTATCAGTACTTTTATGTGATTTATGTGCTTCTTTTAGTGCTTTAACTAAATCAGCTAATGAATATGATTTAGAAACATCCACCGATGATACAAATTTATCGATAATTTGTTTAGTTGTTGTCATTTATTTATTTGTAATATATATATCTTATGTTTATATCCATTTAATTATTCCAAATAAAAATGATATAATATTATTTTTAATAATAATAATAATAATAATGAATAATTCTAAAATTTGGCAAGATTTTGAACCAGTCGTTTTAACCAAAAAAAAATCACAATCACATGTATCTCAACAATCTAAATCTAATATTCATATTGATATTAAAAAAGATAGTGATGAAATTAAACCAATCATTTATTATCCGCAAGATAAAATAATTATAATTAAACAAGCACGTGAAGCTGCTAATTTAACACAAAAAGAATTATCAAAAAAAATAAGTCCAGTTATACCTGAAGATTTTATTAATAAAATTGAAGGAGGCAATTATCCATATGATAATAAAACTTATAATAAAATTTTACAAATTCTTAATATTAAAAATAAAAATAAATAAATAATTTAAATCATATTTAATCGAGATTTTATTGAATTTATTTCAGTTTTTAATTCTTTAATTGATTCTATTATCAATCCTGCTAAATTTCCATATGCTATATTATAATATCCATCATTATTTATTGAAACAGCCTCTGGTAATACTTCATTTACTTCTTGTGCTAATAATCCAGTTTGTCTTTTTACTGGCGCAATACTTCCAATATTTTCATATGTTATCCCTCGTAATGTGCATAATTTATTTAAGGCGTTATCAATAACCCTTATATCATCTTTAAGTCGTTGGTCAGAAGTAGAGGATATAGTTCCATTAAAATTAAGTATAAATTTATTATCAGATATATTTTTATTTATTTCTAATGCATTAATATAATTATTAGTTATATTAGTATCTATAAATAAATTTTTATCATATTCATTTAAATTATTTTTCCATATTCCAAATGTTTCATTTGTTAATCCTATTCTATATATTGAATTATAATCTAAATTAATACCTCCCGCATTTTTTGTTATTTTATTATTGAAATGTATAAATGATTTTGATGTACATGAATTTAATGTTATGAAATTATCATTATCTGGAAAATTATTTATTTGAAATAAATTATTATTTTTATTATTAATATTATTACCATTTATTAATATACCTCCTTTATAACTATCTCTAAATCCTACTGCCGGATTTAATATTATATTTCGCGTATTTAATTCAAAATTTGTTGATGATGATATATTATTTATTAATGATAATATATTATCATATAATGATGACCCATCACTATTATAAATATCTCCCTTTAAATATATATTATTAGTTTCTATATTTCCAGTTGTTTTTAATGTTCCATGTGAATTTATATTTAATAATTTAGTATTATTTAAATATATCTCATAATCATCTGTGAAACTATAAATATTATGTGCATTATTATATATATTCGTTTGTTTTATTAATGGTTTTTTAGCTGTCGTTTTAACATATTCAACTAATAATTCACAATTTTCATATTTATAATAATTATCATTTATAGTAATATTTATAGGTATATTATAAATTACATTATTTAATTTTAATGAATATATTTTTAATTTATTTTCAGTATATGTTTTTAAATTCGATGTTATACCTGTAAATGGTTTCAAATAATCAATATTATTATTTATTATTATTGTTTCGTTTATTTTTGTTTTTGTTATAGTATTTATATAATTACCATTATACAAACTTACAGGAACTATATTATTTAATCTTATTATATTATATTTATAATTTGTTAATGTAATATTTAATGATGGTAATGCAAATGATATATATTTATTATATATTATAAAATTTTTAATTGTTAATCCTGCCAAATCATATGTTATTAATATCTTACCCGCATCTTCACCCTGTAATAATGTACCCACATTAAATGATGTTAATAATACTTTCGAAATAGTCGGATTTGCAACATAATATTCACTCGCTATATTATCTATACCAGTAATTGTTGCATCAGTTGTTATAATATTAACTATTGGATTATTATTTTGTATTATTGGAATTCTGTAATTTATTGTATTACCATTAATAGTATATGTATATGTTGTATAATTTATGTTAGCTTCATAATTATAAATAATATTTGGATCATTAAATTCTAATATAGGCATTAAATTAATAGTATTTGTTGCTATATGAAATGGAAATTCGAGATTATCATTTATATTATTGTAATTAACTATTACATTATTAAATCTATATATAATATCATCAAATAATATATTTGATGAATAATAAAAATTTGTTGTTGATATATCATAATCAATATTTGTATCTAAATTTGAATAAATAATACCAGTTTCATTATATTTAACATCCAATTTATTATTTACTATAATATTATTATTAACTAATAATGGTGATGTGGATGATATATAATTATTTTTTAATTCTAATGCTGGTATATTATTAAAACTATTAATGAATATTGTTGCATTTTCATTAATACTTGAATTAATTGCAACACCATTTGATGTTATACTTAAAATATTTTGTGAATTATATTTATAACTGAAATTATTTGATACAGATAACTGCCAATTATTATTATTATTATTTTGTGTAAATCCTACTAATATTGGATTTGTTGAATTATTTGTTAATTTTAATAAATTATATGCTGTATCATCATTTATATGAACAATTGTATTTTCTATTATACAATTATTTGCAGTATCATAGAAATTACCACCTCCTATATTCATAATATTAATATCATTAGATGTTGTATAACATGAAAAATAAGGTTTACTATCTAATTTTTTTCTTGTTATTTCAAATAATGAATTATTTATAGTTGATGTTATAATATTAAAATCATCTCTATGAAATATATGTGATAATTTTAATGAAACACCATCTATTATTGCAGCATTAAATCCATCAGTACCATCCGGTTTTATTAATGTATCTATCAAATTTAAATCTATTAATGCTGATGATTTTAAAGATAATAAACCAGTACCAGAAGATATAAATGTTTTTGTTCTACAATTAAAACTACTTGCACAACCATCATAAGTATTATTATAAATATATGCAGCTGAATAATTATTTACATCATTTATTGATTCTAACCATTTTGAATAATTATTATCATGTCCTATTATTAATGATTGTTTAGGATATATTTTAATATTATTTCCTATAATTAATACATCAGTATTTTTACCTTCTGTACTTATTGATGTACTTGATTTTATAGATGAATTTACTGAATATGATAAACTAGCAAATAATACTATCTGTTGTGATATATTATTCCATGTTAAATCTAAATGATAATTTGTGAATTCAATCATATAATTTAATAATGGTATTAATGATAATGAAGTATTAATATAAATACCAATATAATTTGATATTTCCTCAACAAATATTGTTAATGAATTTGATAAATTATATGAATTATTTATAAAATTTATATATTTATTTGTAATATGTAATATTAATTCTAATAATATTTCTTTTTCATTTATGTATCCATAAATATTTATAATTTCTATTTCTATTTCTCTAATCAAATTAATATTATAAGTTATATTTGATATTAATGAAGTATAATCATTATTTAATTCTATATCCAATTCAAATAAATATACATAACTTGCACAAATATTTATAATATCTATTTTAAAATTATCTAATTGTATTTTCAAATTACTAATATAACTTATTGTTGCATTTATTCCACTACCAATTTCATCATCATTCACATAATATAATAAATTTGAACTATAATCTGGATTAAATGATGATATCTGTAAATCAATATTACTTGCATTTGTATTATTAATAAGTGATTTTGCTAAATAAGTATTAATATCTGTATTTATACCATTAGCTATTCTTGTTGTCAAAACTATATTATTTAAACATAAATTCGAATTAGTCGTGATATTATAATTATTATTATTATTAAATTCACTATATATATTTGGATAATTATCAAGTAAGTTATTATAAATATTACTAATATTAATTAAAATATTTGATGCATATATATTATTATTTATTAATAAATTAGTTTTTATAGTAGATGTATTAGTTTTATTTGTATTATATAAATAACTACAATTAATATAAATATTTGATGATGATATCATATCAACAATTGATATCATCCTTAAATTAGATGAAATTAATTGTATATTCAATATATTATTATAATAATTACTTGATGATTGATATATATTTGATGCTATTAATCTATTACTATTACCTGTTCTAATAATATTAGCAATATCAACGAGATATGTTTGTTTATTATAAATATTAAGTAAATTATTATAAACATTTAATGAATTTTCTAAATAAGTATTTGTTAATGTTTTATAATTATTAGCAATAGGTAAATAATTATCAAAATAATTATTAATATTATTAATATCATTATAAATATTTGATGATATATTATAAGTTAATAATGAATAATTACTGTTATTTGATGTATTAGAATATAAATTAATAAATGGACACGATACTATATCATTAAAATACCTATCATATAAATAATAATTCGAATTATTATTTTCATTTATATTTATTTTCAAATTACTGGTTTTTATTGTATTTTTTATTATAATATTTGAATTTAAATTGATATTATTTATATTTACAATATGTAAATTATAATCTTTTGCTATATTTGAAATTAATTGATAATTATTATATGCTATATTACTATTAATATATGCACTATCTAAATAACTTTTAATTGGTATCGTTAATGATTGATATATATTATTTGTATTATTAATATTTGCTATTAATAAATTACTTGTATTATTTATAGTTGTTCTAGTTGGATTTATTATTGTACTAATATTTTTATAAAGATTTGAATAAATATTTATATTATTTTTTAATATATCTAAATTATGTTCATTATTTGATGATATATCTTTATTATTTTGTATTATAGTTCCATAATCTGCAATATTTGATGTTCTATTCTTCCAATTAATATAAAAATTACTTGAAAATATATATTCATTAAATAATAATGATTTAGAAGTATTTGCCATTGATATAATTGAATTAGTCAAATTAGTCGAATTTATTATAATATTATTTATATTTGAAACATTATTATAATATATTAATGTATTTGAATATATATTTGATGAATAAAATCTATTACTATATCCATATTTAGTTATAATATTAATATCTGCATTATAAATAATATTTGCATAATCCATTTTCATCTGATTTGATACATTTGCTGCTAATATTACATTATCTATTGTCATATTAATTAGATTTAAGGAGATATTTGAAGAATTTCTAGTTGTTAAATATACATCATTTACTATATCATAAATATTAGAAGATAATATAAAATTACTATATGAATACTTATAATTATTTGATAGATTAAATAATAATATATTTGAATTTATATTTAATGGTTGGTCAATATAATTATTAAAAGGGGACATATAATTTGTATAATAGTTAAATATTTCATAATTTGAATTATAAGATTCATTAATATTTGATGTAAAATTATTAATATATGAAAAATAATTAATAGTATTATTTGAATTTACTATAATATCATTATTATAATAATCAATATCATTAGATAATATATTATTTAATTCATAATTATTTGATGATATTATATAATTACTTGCTGAATATTTTTTATTTAATTCTATATTAAAATTATTCTTATCATCTAATATATTTATATATGCATTATATGCTAAATTACTATTTGCAAATGATATTTTCTTAGGATGATTAGGTGATAATATAGTATCAAAATAATAAACATTATTACCTAATGAATAAATCTTATTTATTATTGATTCAACTGGATTTGGTGAAAATAAAATATTATTATCATTGAATTTATAATTACCTTTAATATTTATTGATCCATCTATATCAATATCTCCTGTTATTTTAACATTTCCTGTAATTCTCAAATTTTCCTTATTTTTATTAAAATCTGATGCTGACCCATAAGTTACTGGATTATTTATATCTATATAATATTTATCATTATCATAATATAAATTTATACACGATTTTTTAGGTTTATAACCATTTTTTATATATCCAAATTGCAATGGTCCTGCATAATTTATATCATCTGAAATATGATTTTTATAAATATACCATTTATTTTTAGATACATAATTTATATTCGTTGAATCATCACAAAATTCAATTCCTGAATATCTTGAATTATCGGATGAACGATAAAAACTAATAACACTATTATTAATCTTTTTATTATTAATATTCGTATTTTGAATTTTTAATGGTATTGTTATATTCGGATCTTCAAATTGAACTCCTAAACCAATATTTACATTCTCTATTATTGCATTACTCGAATTTAAATATTTAATTGAACATAATTTATTATTACCCTCATAATATCCATCATACGAATTTATTCCACCATTCACATTTAATTGTTTTCTATTTATTCCGGTCTCAGTATTTATATTTAATTCTGATATATAATTATAATTATTTTTCTTAATAATCATATCACATTCATATTCTATATTATTTTTTCTGATATAATAATTTGATGTTATCATATCACCATTTATATCAAGTGTTTTTATAGGTCTAATAGTATTTATTCCTATTTTATTATTCTCAAATATTCCAAAATTAGGTGGTGTATCATTTATTTTTAATTTATTCTTACCTGCATAAAAATAAATATTATTCCAAGTTGTATTATATTGTGTTAAAAATACTAAACTATTATCCAATTCATTATCTAATGTATTTAATTTTGTATGTCCTATATATGCGGCTGAACCATATGGTGTTATCGTCTTATCATGTAAATATAATTCATATTGATTTTTTTGAGTATTTCTATGTTTATAAATATTAATTATATCACTATTATAATTACCATCTGTTATACCTGTTATTTGCCCTCCCACATTAATATAATTAGCTAATGTCATATCATCCATAATTGATGATATTACTGCTGTAGGATTTAAAGAAGGGTCAATACTCAATAATGATATATTACTTCCTTTATAAATTATGGTATCTGTAACTGTTATACTTTTAGTTGTTATATTATCAATACAATTTAAGGAGTTAAAATTTGCTGCGCCTGAAAAATAACAACTATTATTAAAATCACAAATTCCATTTCCTGTCACAATTAAATCATTTGTAATATTTATGTTTTTTGATGTTAATAGATTATTTACATTTAAATTATTTGTTATTTCAGAATTTCCATAAATCTTTAGTTTATAATTTTTATTATTCGTTCCAATATAAACATTCGAATTAAATATAAATTCTGTATTATTAAAATTACCCCCTCTTATTTGATTTGCATCTAATGTTAATCCCCCTGCAGCTCCCTGTCTTATATATAAACTATCTAATGATTTTGGTACTTTTGAAATATAATCATAAATAATGATATTATCAGAATATAAACTACCTTTTACATATAAATTCGGATATTCTATTATAGAACTTATTGATATTCCTGAACCCTCTTCATATAAATATTTATCATATGTTATTCTATTTGGTATTTTATCTAAATTTATTAATACTGAACCTGATATATCAAATGCTAATGATGGCATTTGATATGTCGCATAATTTGGAGTATTTGCCCTATCATTATCTACTATATATAAATTATCTATTTCAGAATATGTTTTACTTATATTAAAATGTAATGGCATATTTGGTGAAGTAATCATATGAAATGGTGAATCATTTACACTTCCAATTATTCCACAACTAAATCTTGTTGGTATATTATTAGTTCCATCATTATTTTGAATTACAAATTGAATATTACTTATATTATTATTACAATGTCTCGAAATTTTTAAAGGATTTGTATTATGATTTGCATTATTTTCTGTTCCAATGGTAACATTTTGAGTTGTATATATATTATCTTGTAAATAATCTTTTACTGAATAAAATAATAAATGGGATGATAATCTATTTAATATTTGATTAAAATTTTTAATATCAGATGATAATGTTAATATATTTATATTATCTAATAATATACTTTCTGCTGTTATACTACCTAAACAATGTATATTTCCTTCAACTATTAATGATTTATTTGATAATGATAAAAGTTTATTTCTTGATGTATTAACTCCAACCGCTTTATTTGTGACAACTAAATTATGAATATGATTTAATCTATTTGTATCTAATGAAACATTATGACTATCATTATAAAATTCACCAACTGCTAAATGTGTTCTTATAAAATTATCTTTAGTTAAATCTAAATCATAAATATTAGATAATCCAATACCAATTGATTCAATTTGTATTCTCGTATAATCCATTTATATTTATATATAAATAATTTTTACTAACTGTTTATATATTAAAAAAATAATTATTATAAATATATGTATATTAAAGTAATTTTTTATTGTTTATTATTTGTAAATTATTATTATTTTAATCTACCATTAAGACCTAAAAAAAATTATACTAGAACTATTGAAATTAATAAATTAAAATAATATTTAACCTTATGATGGCACCGCTACGGCTGGTTCTTCTACTTGTTTTTCTTCTTTAATTAATTTTTTTAATGTAGCTTTTATTTCTTCTAATTGTTTATTAATTTCTTCATGATTTGCAATTTCAGCTGCTGTCGCTGTATAAGTATAAGCTAATAAATGTTTGAAAAATGATGCCATTTTTTCTCGCGGTATTGCATCTTTTGTTTGTAATAATGGTAATAATTGAAATCTATCCATGTAAAACTTACCATTAGGTGTACTTATCATTTCTGTTAATTTAGCATATATTTGCGTATAATGTTGCTCTAATTGCTGTTGTTCTAATTGTTGTTGTGCTGTAAGTTGTGGTTGTTGCTGTGGTTGCTGTGGTTGCAGTGGTTGTTGATATTGTTGCTGTTGTTGCTGCAGTGGTTGTTGATATAATTGTTGTGATGATGTCATTATCTATATTATAATAATTTAAAAAAAATTAATCAGTTGTTGTTATTTGACCATAATAAATTAATGCTTCTTTACTAACATTATTTTCTGCATCTTTCTTTGAAAATCCTGTTGCAGTTGCTATAGTATCACCTAATCTATTTTTAACACTATAATTAAATATTTTAACACAATCCTTTGTTATTATACCCAATTCACAGAATTTTGGAGTATCTTGAATTGAATGTTGCATATATAAAACTAACATATCTTTATAATTTGTTTTTTGTATTATTAATTCACTGAAATCTATATAATTTTCGATTATATATATAATCCATTTTTCAGCTATATAATATCCAGCTCCAGTTAATGGCATTAATTTTATTCTTTCTGGTAAAATTACACTATCTGCCGCATTTTGAAAATCTGTATATAAAGCACCTATAAAAGCTTCAAATATATCCTCCATAATCTTATAATTACTTCGTCCATTTGCATCTTCTACTTGTTTAGATATTATTGCAAATTTTGAAAATCCAATTTCATTTGATAAAAATCCTAACATTTTACCATTAACTATTCTAGTCCTAATTTTAGATAAAAATCCTTCGTTTTGGTCCGGAAAACGAAAATAAAGATAATTAGCAACAACCATATTTAAAATTGCATCACCTAAAAATTCTAATCTTTCATATGACATATCTTGCAATGCTATACAATTTTTAGGACAATTCATATTACCGGTTGCAAAGTCTGCATTTTTCATTGTACAATATGATTTATGAATAAACGCAGTTCTATATAAATTAATATTATTATATTTAACATCTATTAAACCATTTGTATTAAAAAAATTTATTAAATCATCATTATTTAACATAATATTATTAGTATTATATGGTAATTCATCATTTTGAATTATTTTTGTTTTATTATGGATACTTTCTATTTTTTTCATTCTTATTATAAAAATTAAGTCATAATAATATTATATCATTTTTTTATAATGGACCTGTTGGTTCAGTTAAATCATTAAATTCTATAAATATTTCATATAAATTATTATTTCTTGTTATATATATCTTATGAAAATTAATATGAATTATATTATTTTCAATATATCCATATCCATTATTATACATTAATCCATTCAAAATTATATATAATAAATTATCATATTCAAAATATGCAAAATAAGCAAAATTAGGTACATCATTATTTGATATATATCTTCTAATATAATTTATCATATCATATACAGCTATTATTCCAGTTGTTGTCATTTTGATTTAAATAATTAAAAATTTAAATATCATTTTTTGTTAATATATATTCATAATTATTATTTATACATTTGATTATAATCATATTAATATTTTTATTAATAATTATTGTTGTCTTCTTATTGATATCAATATTATGATATTTATTTTTCCATAATTCTAAACGTTCTATTAATGATTTTAATGATTTATTTGATATATATAGATTAAATAATTTATGTATCCCATATTTCCAATATAACTCTGATAAATTTAATGTTTCTATATCTCCTATTTCTGTTATTTTAAAATTCTCAATCGATTTATTCAATATTCCATTATAATTTTTTAATATACTACTTATATTAAATAATCCATCTATTATTCTATTATCCCATTTTTCCAATATTGGCAATACTTCATTTCTTATTTTACCTCTCTGACACCAATTAGGAGTACTATTTTTTAAATAAGGCAAATTATGTTTATTTGCAAATTTATATATATCATTCTTAAATATATCAATTAAAGGACGTATGAAAGTAATATTATCAATAATCGTTTCATATTCAATACCTATCAAATTTTCATATTTATTATTATAAGCTATATTTGTTAATATATTCTCTAAACAATCATCCTTATTATGTCCCATTATTACTACTGAACGTTTATATCCATCCTGCAATTTTTTATATGAATTAAATCTTACTTTTTTCGTATATGCCTCATATATATCCCTTAAATCATTTATCATACATTTATGTCTATTAATTTCATTAATTTTACGGACATATAAATCAATATCTAGATGAAAACATAAACAACGTAAAAATTTAACTTCTTCTTCAACTTCTTGACGATTATTATAATTAATATGAATTGCAACTATTTTTATATTTTCATTTTCTTTATAATAATGATGAATATTATATAAACATACAACTGAATCAACGCCACCAGATAAACTAATTATAATTAGATTAGTATTTATTTTTTCAAATTTTCCAATTTTATATAATTGCTGTTTTTCTATTTCATTTAATGGATTATTATCCAATATATTTCTATCAAAATCAACGGGATAATTATAATAATCTAATTCTTCATTAAAATTTGCTCTTGTATATGTAGCTTTTATAAAATTCTTAGGGATTGATGATGTTAATTTCCAACATTCATTCATTACAAATAATAAATTTTCTCTTATATTTGAATGTCTATATACTAACATATAAAAACTCCAATCATTTATATTCAAATTCTTTATAAATAATTCAGTTTTATGTTTATCTGCAATTTCTAATGCTTTTTTATTAAAATAAATTAATATATGATTATTATATTCTTTTCTATAATAATGTCTTGTTAATTGATCATATATTAATATTCCCAATATTGGTTTTAATTGAATATCATATGAATAATCATTTATTAAATCTCCATATGTTTCTGATAAATATTTGTCATTTTCATCATTTTGACAAAACCAATATTCATTTCGACTTATCCAATCATCATAAAAATTATTCATTATAACTATTATGATTATAAACAATAATAAATCAATTTTTTAATTATTTTATTATTATATATATGAGTTCTGTTAAAAAAATAAATAATGGTTCAATAGATACAGAACTTAAATTAAAAGAATTAATAGAAAATATTAGAAATAATTATAGAGATAATTTAAAAGAATTATGTGATGATAATATTGTATCAATAATACAATTTATTAAAAATGTAGATTTAATAATTAAACAAAATAAACTTATAGCAATTTCAAATAAACTTAGACCTCCATGTTTAACACCTCCGTGTCAATACAATTATAAAATAATAAATAATGAAACTAATTGATAATAAATTAGAAAAAAAAATTCGTTCATAATTTTAATTGATATATATCATCAACTAAACCATGGTTTATTGCTTCTTCTACATTCCATTCAATATCCTTCTTTAATATCTTTGTTAGTTTCTTTGGTGTTAATGATGTTTTATCTACATAAATATTCATTAAATGTTCATGAACTTTCTTAAAATTACCATATTCTTCATCTATATAACTCATTTTCCCCCATACTCCTGATCTTAGTTCATGAATTAACATATATGCATTTTTACCCATATATCTCTTAGTTCCACAAACACTAATAATTGTTCCAGCTGATGCAACAAAACCATCAATAACTGTATAAATTGGCAATGTTAAAGAATTCATGCAATCTATAATACTTAATGCTGAATGAATTAAACCACCATTTGTTGTTAAATGTAAATAAATAGGTAATGGTTCAATATTTAATAATGCAGATGTTGATTTTAATTTTATTTCCATATTTCTTAATTCCTTATTTAAATTAAACGCACTTGATACATCAATATCACTATTAAAATAAATATGATTACTATGACAATAAATTTTTGTTCCAATTAATTTTTGAATAATTGGAGTAATTGATGGTGTTGTTTGTTCTTCTTCATCATTGTCATCATTATTATCATCGCTATTTATAATTTGCTTTCTTTTTTTATTTTTAATTGGGACTAATGACATCCAATTATATTTATTCATGTATAAATTTAATAATATTAAATCTTTATATAAATCTTAATATTATTTCAACTATAAATGAATAAATATAATAATAATGATTTAATAATAAAAGAATTAACAGAAAAAATAATATTGCAAAAAAAACATATTACTTCTATTGAAAATGATTTTATCAGAATGAATGAAAATTTTAATTATCAATTTGAAAAATATAAAAATACTATTAATGAAAAATTAAACTTACATAATATTATTATTAATAATTTTAGCGAAGATATTATTTATCGTATTCATAATATTGATAAAAAAAATAATACTAATAGTAATAGTAATATTAATAATAATGATGATAAAATAATTAAAAGAATTAATGATTGTGATAAAAAAATATTAATATATAAAAAAGATTATGATGATAAAATTAGTAAATGTGATGATTATATATGTGATATTAATTATCAATTGATTAAATTAAAACAAGA